TCAGAACGCACCTCCCTCAATGTGAGCTCGAGGGGGTCCGAGCCCAATGGGTGCACAAGATCATGGCTAGGGAGTTTAGAGAGAAACGGATGGGTTATCTCACGTCTGAGCAGTTCACCGATGAGCATTCAAAGCAATTGGGGCGGCAACTCACCAATGCTGCAGAACGTTTCGAAACCATTTATCCACGTCATCGAGCGTCAGACACAGTGACCTTCATCATGGCCGTTCGCAAAAGATTGAGATTTTCCTGTCCCATGAAGGAAGCAGCCAAGTTGCAACAAGCTATGCCCTACGGGCCCTTCTTGCTGAAAGAATTTTTAAGCCGCGTGCCGCTGAAGCCTGCACACGACCCACGCATGATGGAGACGGCCAAGTTCGAATTTGAAGAGAAGAAGACGAGCAAGAGTGCGGCCACAATTGAGAATCATAGTAACCGGTCGTGCAAGGATTGGCTGGCAGACGTGGGACTGGTTTTTTCAAAATCCCAGCTGTGCACAAAGTTTGATAACCGATTTCGTGATGCCAAAGCAGCGCAGACGATCGTATGCTTTCAACATTCGGTTCTCTGCCGCTTCGCGCCTTACATGCGATATATAGAGAAGAAGTTACATGAAGCTTTGCCTGAGAGGTTTTACATACATTCGGGCAAGGGTCTGGGCGAACTTGATGCATGGGTGCGACGGGGTTCATTCGGTGCCCTCTGCACGGAATCAGATTACGAGGCTTTCGATGCTAGTCAGGACCAATATATCATGGCATTTGAGTTGTGTCTCATGCGCTACCTCGGTTTACCAAATGATCTTATCGAGGATTACCGGTACATTAAAACGCATCTGGGATCTAAGTTGGGTAATTTCTCGATCATGAGGTTTTCTGGTGAGGCGAGCACTTTTCTGTTCAACACAATGGCTAACATGCTTTTCACTTTCTTGCAGTACAAGCTTAAGGGGGACGAGCGCATCTGTTTTGCAGGCGATGACATGTGCTCAAATAAGAAGTTGCACAAATCTATTGAACACGCCGGTTTCCTAAGCAAGTTGAAGTTGAAAGCAAAGGTGTGCCATACCAATAACCCCACTTTCTGTGGCTGGAATCTCTGTCCTGATGGTATTTTCAAGAAACCACAGTTGGTTTTGGAGCGGATGTGCATAGCTAAGGAGACGAACAATCTGGTGAATTGCATTGATAACTATGCTATTGAGGTCTCCTATGCATACCTCATGGGGGAACGTGCTCGTGAGCGGATGAGCGAAGAAGAGGTGAGTGCTTTTTATAATTGCGTGCGTATCATTGTCAAGAATAAGCATTTGCTCAAATCAGATGTGCGACAGATCTACGAGACGAGTATTGATTGATAGCTTAGGTGTTAGCTGTAGGATTGTAGATGGATGTGCTAGTTAAATATTTAGATAAGTATAAGTTTAAACGCATTCGTAGCGATCTTAGTGTACCTGTAGTGATCCATTCTGTACCCGGCGCGGGTAAATCAAGTGTCATTAGGGATATTATTAGGGCAGATAGACGTTTTGAAGCTTGCACATACGGTAAGGCGGATCAGCCCCACATTTCTGGTAAGTGGATTCACTGTGCGTCGAAGTTCGAGGCAACTTGCAGTTTTGTCCTGGTGGACGAGTATCTCGAAGCTACTGATTTACCCAAAGCTTTCGCACTTTTTTTGCAGACCCGATTCAAGGGGGCCCAGGTAAGGTACTAGAACCGCATTTCATCAAGACTGAAAGCCATCGCTTTGGCAAGTGCACTGCTCAACTTCTGCGCGAATTAAATTTTGACATTACTGCGGAGGGTGAGGATCTGGTCCAGATACGAGGTATTTACGAAGTGGATCCACGGGACACCATCCTGTTCTTCGAGAAGGAGGTGGGTGAGCTTCTTAGTGCGCATGGGCTCCTTTGCTACTGTATAGACGAGGTGCGTGGGCAGACATTTGAGAGCGTCACTTTCGCGACATCTGAGAGCAAGCCTTTGCTTGATCCAGCCAGAGCATTTCAGTGCTTAACCCGACATAGGAGATCACTGCTGATTCTTAATCCAGATGCCACTTACTCCGCCCCCTAATTACACTCAAACATACCTTGCGGCAGCTCTCGGACTTTCCGCGGCGGTACTTGTTGGGCTCTTAACTCGTGCTACGCTTCCACACGTCGGGGATCTGCAACACAGTCTTCCACACGGTGGGAAGTACAGGGACGGGACGAAATCGGTTGATTATTGCTCTCCAAGGAAGCTGAATTCGGTGGAGTACGGGGCCGTGGGGCGGTGGTTCATCTGGCCAGTAATCATATTGCTAATCTGTGTGATATTACTTCGAAGTAGAAACCCCGCAGGTTGTATCACATGCGGGGCGCGGCACTGAACATCTGTTTAGGCCTTCTAACTTTTGCGGTTACACTCTATTGCCTTTATCCAAGCGAGATCAAGCAGTGCACCATAATCTTAACTGGGGAGTCTATAAGGTTAATTGGTTGTGACCTAACGCCGGAACATATCACAGCTGTGGCCAATCTCAAGGTTCTTAGTGCGCCTTTAGGTGTACAGGCTTGTGATTGATCAAAATATTCAAGTGTGAAGATGCCGCCCAAGGAGAATCCTATTTTGGCGAGACAAGGGGAGGGGTCAACAACTGGATCCGGTGGGGAGGAGCCCACTGTCGAACAGCGTCCTCCAATGCCCATTCGAGGGCGGGAGCCACCAGGGAGAGAGAACCATGAGAGCTTACTAGAACAGCGGTTGACTAGATTAATCGATACGCTCAATGAGGGGCGGTACAATTCAAACTTGCAGAATATCTCTTTCGAGATCGGGAGGCCCACTCTAGAACCTGTGCCTGAAATGCGAAGGAACCCGGCCAATCCGTACGGCCGCTTTTCCGTTGATGAGCTTTTCAAGATGCCTGTAAGCGTCATTTCAAATAACATGGCAAACACTGAAGAGATGGCGAAGATCTCATCTGCTCTTGCGGGGATGGGCGTCCCGACTGAGTATGTAGCCGAGGTAATTCTGAAGATGGCTATCATGTGTGCGAGTGTCAGCAGCTCAGCTTTTTTGGACCCAAGTGGGAGCATTGAATTCCCTGGTGGAGCCATTCCTGTGGACTCAGTCGCGGCAATCATGAAGAAAGAGTCAGGCTTGCGTCGAGTGTGTCGGCTTTATGCGCCAGTCGTGTGGAACAGCATGCTCGTGAGGAAACAACCACCCGCTGATTGGCAGGCTATGGGCTTTCCATTTAACGCCAGGTATGCTGCTTTTGATACTTTCGATTATGTAACGAACGCAGCAGCGATCCAGCCGGTTGAGGGGCTTATACGACTGCCTACTCCTGCAGAGTTCATAGCGCATAACGCTCATAAGCGTCTGGCGATCGACAGATCCAATAGGAATGAGAAATTCGCTAATTTGGAGACCGAGTACACTGGAGGGTTGCAGGGGACCGAGATTTCTAGAAATCACAGGAATGCAGGACACGGGGGACCATAGATCTAAGCGCCTGTTAGCTTTAATTAAAGTGTGTGCTTCATTTGGTGTGTTTGATGTGAATTTGTGTGTGCATATCATTAATAGATCCTCTGGCCTAGTGCTTGGTAATGGGAAGTCAAGCTACGCGAGACGTCGAAGAGCCAAGTCCATAGGCAGGTGTGAGAGGTGTTATCGTGTGTTTCCGCCCATCTGTAATTCTAAGTGTGATAATAAGACGTGCCGTCCAGGCATGTCCCAGAATCGCAAAGTGGTCGATTTCATTAGATACGGAGTAACTGAGGTGATACCGCATCCTGGATTTAACTTTTGACCAAGTTGTGCTTAAAACCTAA